TGCGGTTTTAATTCGTAATACATACGCATAGCTAAAGCGTCGCTAAAGTCAGGCGAACGCCCTATAGCGCTTTTAACTGCGTCTTTACTTATTAGCTGTAGCTTCGTATCTTTGTCGAAGTTCTTACGCCTAACTTGTTCTAATTCCTGTACTATGTAATTTTTGTATGTTATGTTATTAGTGCTTATATATATCTTAGACTTATTTACAGCGTCGCTAAGAGCGTAATAGCATTGTGTCTTTAAGTTTATATAGTTTTCGCCTTTAAGTGCCTTAGAATTGTTTACAAACGCTTTACAGCGTAATATATCACGTACACCCCCACCTACTCCGTCGTCGTCTACTATAATGTTACTTAGCGGCACGCTGTATGTTTGCTGTAGCTTACGTATAGCTTCGGCTGCTTCTGTTACGCTATTCTTTTCTATTACTGTAAATTGTTCTGCACGTAAACCATTCCAATATATAATACAGGTTTTGTCTTTACCGTAGCGCGCTATATCTGCGCTTATAAACTTTTCGCCTGTAGGTGTATTGTCTAACTCAAAAGCAGATAGTATAGCGTTATAGTTTATTAGTTTGTCTTCGCTGTCGTCGTATTCCCAATTACCATAAAGTAACCTTTGCTTACTTATTTCGTCTAGTTTTAGTAGCTGTTCTTTGTAGTGTTTAGATATATGTTTGTTATCGTCTACAAGCGCTTGAATAAACTTTCTGTGTGTAGGTATTCTGCTTTCTTTGTATGGCTTGTAGAAGTCGCTATACACCCAATTTTTAGCAGGGTTACAAGTCATAAGTAATTTAGGCGTTAAGTTATATTCGTCTAACTTATAACGTATTCTACTGCTTACTATTTGTTTAGCTTTTTCTGTTACTTGGTTAGCTTCGTCTATAAATGCTGCAGTAATTTCTAAACTACCTAAGCTGTCAAAGTTTTTATCTGAAGGGTACAGAAACAAGTCTTTTAATATTATTTCGCTACCATTGGTAAAGCGTATTATATTACTTTGTGCGTTATAGTTATAGTGTTCGTTTGCCTTTATACCAAACTGTTTGCAAACGTCAAAGAATGTATTTAGTGTAGTCTTCTTTAAGCTGTCTAGTTTACTCCTGCCCATAAGACAGCGTATGCTTTCGTATTTAGTACATAAGTATATTAGCCATACGCTACCTAAGTAAGACTTACCGCCACCTGCAGAACCGCCGAATAAAACTTCTGTAGTAACGTTATCTTTTAGATACTTTAACGCTAACCCTTGTTTTTTTGTTAGCTTAGTCGTCGTCAATTTCTATTTGTATGTTAATAGGTTTAGCACCGCCGCTAAGTTCGTGTTCTTGACGTTCTACATAACCGCGCTTTTTACCTTTTGTCTTTAAGTAAAATACTGTAGCAGACGTGCTGCCTTTTTTTAT